GTACGAATACACCGCCACCTCCGGGCAGACCACATTCAGCGGCGCAGACGACAATGCTGCCACACTGTCCTACACGGCAGACAATCTGCAAGTGGTGATGAACGGTATTGTCCTCGACCCGTCCGACTTTACAGCCACTAATGGCACAAGCGTCGTGCTGGCCTCTGGTGCTGCTGCCAACGACATCGTCAACATCTATGCGTTCCAGAGCTTCACCGTGGCTGACACGGTGTCTGCGTCTGCGGGTGGTACGTTCTCCGCGAATGTGGCGGTTACCGGCGACCTGACCGTTGACACCAACACGCTGCATGTCGATGCGGCTAACAATCGGGTGGGCGTGGGTACTGCTAGTCCCTCACATCCGCTTCACGTTGCACAAAGTCGAGGCGGTGATGTTGTAGCCCTTATTGAAAACACCAATACAACATCCGGTTTCGGATTGAAGATTAAAGCTGGCGGTACGGACGCTGACCGATACAGCTTGCGTGTAGATAGCCAAGCGGGAACCGAATTGTTTCGGGTTCGCACCGAAGGAGGAGTTGCTTTCAACGGCGACACGGCGGCGGCAAATGCGCTGGATGATTATGAAGAGGGTACTTGGAACCCCGGAGTTGGCGGGACAGCAACGTATGACCACCAAAGAGGCACTTATACAAAAATCGGCAACATCGTGTCTGTTAGTTTTGATATAAGCATCAATTCTATAGGCACTGGCAGCACAACTACAATGTCGGGCTTCCCCTTTGCTGGTAGCACGGATGTAGCGTCTCTTTCTTATACAGGCTCTGTCTCTTATTTTGCTGGGCTTAATAGTTCTAATGTGTTTTTAGGTTTGTATGTGAAAAACGGTTTGTCTGAATGTCTTTTTGTTGGCGGCGTCAGCAGTGCCACGACAATAAGCAACAATGGTATGGCGCTATTTCGTAACGGCGCAAGAGTTGTAGGAAGCGTAACATATAGAACAGCATAACCCCGCCAGACGGTAGGGGTTGGACAGGTCGCAGCAAGCGACGGTAAACACAAGGAGTAAACAATGGCACTGACAAAAGAGTTTGAATACGACTGCGAAGTGCGTGGCCCATATAAGGCTGTGCAGGTTCGTGTAGCCACCATCATCAAGGACGGTGGCGACGAGGTTAGCCGCACCTATCACCGTCACGTTCTGAACTGCCGCACCAAGACTGGAGACACTTGGGGCGACACCGACATCAGCGGTGAGGACGCATCCGTACAGGCTGTGTGCAACGCCGTGTGGACGGCAGACATCAAGTCGGCATATGAAACATTTGCAGACAGCCAGAGCGTGTAAGGAGACACCAGCATGAGCAGAGCAAGAGATTTCGCTGACCTCGCCGGTTCGGCTGATGCTGGTGGCCTGACAGGCAGGAACCTTATCATCAACGGTGCGATGCAGGTGGCCCAGAGGGGTACGAGTGTCACCGGTGTAACATCTGGCGCATATCGCACCTGTGACCGCTTTATGTTTTCGCCCTTTGGCCCAGCGGGAACGTGGACAGTTACACAATCTACAGACGCACCCGACGGTTTTAGCAACTCTTTTAGGATTGATTGCACCACAGCGGACGCATCACTTGGCGCAAGCGACTTCGTAATTGTCGAAACGAAACTTGAAGCCCAGAACTTGCAGCATTTGATGTACGGTGATTCTTCTGCAAAAACTGTCACTGCGTCTTTTTACGTCAAATCTAACAAGACAGGCACATATGTTCTTGAACTACGCCAGCCTGATTCTGGTCGTTTGTATAACAAGACTTATACGATTGATGCGGCAAACACTTGGGAACGCAAGACCCTCACTTTTCCCGGTGATGTAAGCGGCACAATTAACAACGATAATGGTGCGGGTCTGGCTATGAATTTTTGGTGCGCTGCTGGAAGTACCTATTCTTCTGGAACAATCGGCACAAGTTGGCACACCACCTCTGCAAATCGTGCGGCAGGTGTAGTAAATCTGGCAGACAGTACCGACAATGATTGGTCAATCACAGGCGTCCAGCTTGAGGTTGGCGAACAGGCCACGCCGTTTGAGCATCGGTCGTATGGCGATGAGTTGCAGAGGTGTCAGCGGTATTATTATCAGCATCTATCCGCTGGCACCTCTGCCGAAGATATAATTGCTACTGCCAGTTCATATGACGGCAGTTCAGCTTATGGTGCTTTGAATTTCCCTGTAACAATGAGGTCGGCCCCATCTGTTGATGGTTACACCGCAACAAATGCTTGGAAATATTACAACGCAAATGGCATAGGACAATTTAATAATTTTAATGTCGTAAATGCCCACAGCAATTCTGTGCAGTTACAAAATGCTCAAGGCGTTGGCATAACTGCTGGTCAATCTGGTAATTTCCAAGCTGGTGTAAACGATTGTTACTTAGCATTTGATGCGGAGTTGTAATTATGAACAAGATGAGTATTACTTCAGCTAAATATTGTCCACTCCAGCCTAATGTTCCGGGAGTGACTGTAAGCAACGGTAAGATTATTAAAGCAACAATAAATGGGCAATACTTGTATGTTCCAATGCAAGTCGGCAACCGCCACTACGACGAAATCATGCGACAGGTCGCAGCCGGTACGCTGACCATTGCGGACGCTGAGTGATGCCAGAGGAACAGAAAGTCCTGCTTGACGTAGCCGCTGGCAGCGGAACTTTCGCTGCTTGGATAGGTATGGCACCTGACGCTGTGGCTGTGATTACCGGCATCTGGGTCATCATCCGCATATGGGAGACCGAGACCGTCCGCAAGTGGACAGGGCGCGACTGATGTGGAGCTGGTGCATGTGTTCCTGTTGCACGTTTTCCTAGACGGCAAACCTAAAAGCAGAGACATGCACTTTTGGAATGTGGATGATTGTGTGTATTTCGCACAGCGCCTGCATAAGCAAGGAGGAAACATTACTAGCTACTGTCTGCCTGTCCAAGTCAGGGAAGACAACGTAAGGATTTACTGATGCTTGCTGAACTTGCCGCCGCCAATGCTGCCTTCGCCGTCATCAAGCAAGCTGTCCAGAATGGCAAGGAGATTGCCGCTGCTGGTAGTGCCGTCGCTGAGTTTGTAGGTGCCAAGGAGAAGCTACAGCACAAAGCGCAGAAGAAGGGCGGTGGCTCGGACCTCGAAGAGTTCATGGCTCTTGAGCAGCTAAAGCAGCAAGAAGACGAACTCAAAACCATTATGATTTACGCGGGTCGGCCCGGTCTTTGGCATGACTGGCAGAAGTTTCAGGCCAAGGCGCGGGTGGCCAGGCGTGAGGCTGCCGCCGCAGCCGCAGAGAAGCGCAGGAAGATTATAGACGCCGGCATCATCGCCGCGTTTGTTGTCGGATGCCTGGCTGTTGTCAGCGGGCTGGTTCTTATTATTCTTTACGAGCAGGGGAGGCTTTGATGAGCGCACAACAGGTTCTCGAATGGAAGCTGCTGCCACGGTTTATGATGTTTGTCATGACCATCATGTACATCCGTGTCATTGAGTGGGGCATGTCCCTCGAAGACATCACAACACAGCAGAGCGCGATGGTCAGTGTCGTCAGCGGCGCGATGACGGGTGCCTTTGCTGTCTGGCTTGGGAGTGAGAAGAAATGATTCAGGCGCTTATAGGCCCAATAGCAGGGCTGGCTGGTAGCTGGCTTGAAAGCAAGGTTGAGCAGACCAAGGCCAAGGGTGCCGTCGCAAAGGCCAAAGCCGAGGCTGAGGCCGAGGTGATGAAGACAGCAGCCACGCATGATTCCAAGTGGGAACTCATCATGGCGCAGTCCACGCAGTCCTCCTTCAAAGACGAAATCGTTACGGTGATTGTGCTTATCCCCGTCGTGCTGGTGTTCATCCCCGGCATGGAGGGTGTGGTGCAGAACGGCTTTGACAGGCTGAATGAACTACCCGACTGGTATCAATATTTGGTATTCTTGGTGTGTAGTGCCGCCCTTGGCATCAAAGGCTTGGATAAGTTTAGGAAGAAGTGATGGCCCGCAAACCAACCAAAACAAAGTCCCGCGTGAACGAGGCTGGTAACTATACCAAGCCCACTATGCGCAAAAGACTTTTCTCCAAAATCAAAGCTGGTGGCAAAGGCGGCAAGCCTGGGCAGTGGTCTGCCCGCAAGGCGCAGATGCTGGCCAAGCAATACAAGGCGGCAGGGGGCGGCTATAAGAACTGATGGCACTCAAGAAACCACAACGCAGCCTCAAGGATTGGACGAAACAGAAATGGAGAACCAAGAGTGGCAAGCCGTCCACGCAGGGTCCGAAGGCAACCGGGGAACGCTATCTACCGTCTAGAGCCATTAAAGCCCTCTCACCCCAAGAGTATGCGGCGACCACGAGAGCAAAGAGGAAGGCTACTAGAGCCGGAAAGCAAGTTAGCAAGCAACCAAAACGAATCGCGCAGAAGACGAAGCGCTACAGGAAGACACGATGAACCTAATCAAGCTGGCTGACGACCTCAAGGAAGACGAGGGCTGCGTCAACGAGATTTACATCTGCCCGGCTGGGCATCCCACCTTTGGCATAGGCCACATGATTACCAAGAAAGACCCTGAGCATGGTGAGCCAGTTGGCACTAGCGTTAGCGACGAACGGGTACGGGAGGCGTTCGAGGCGGACATCACCATCACGCTACAGGACTGTGAGAAGCTGTATCCAGACTTTGCTGAGTTGCCGGAAGAGGCGCAGCTAATCATAGCTAACATGTTGTTTAATATGGGGCTTCCTCGCCTGTCCCGCTTTCGCAATATGAAGGCTGCGGTTGATGACAGGGACTGGCACAGGGCTGCGGATGAGATGCAGGACAGTTTGTGGTATAACCAAGTGACGGCGCGGGCTGACAGGCTCGTCGAGCGTATGCGCAATGTTTAGTGTGGAGTCTTACATGCCTTATTCCAAATATTCCCCGAAGCAAAAGAAGCTGGCAGCTATGGCCAAGCCTCGCAAGAAAATCACTGGTGCTGACCTGAAGAAGGCCACCAAGATGAAGAAGAAGAAGTAATGGCCAAGACTCCGGCATGGCAGCGCAAGGAAGGCAAGAACCCGAAGGGTGGCTTGAACGCCAAGGGCAGGGCTTCCGCCAAGAAGCAGGGCATGAACCTCAAGCGCCCTGTCAAATCTGGCGACAACCCGCGCCGTGCCAGTTTCCTTGCGAGAATGGGTGGCATGAGGGGGCCGGAGCGTGATGCGAAGGGCAAACCTACCAGGCTCCTGTTGTCTCTCAGGGCATGGGGTGCAAGCAGCAAGGCTGACGCAAAGAAGAAGGCAGCAGCTATCTCAAAGCGGAACAAGGCCAAAAAGTCCAAGAAATGAAACCGCGCAACCCGCAAGCCCGCAGCCTGACAAGCAAGCTGTTCAAGCCTCGCGTGGTGAAGCCCAAGAAGGGCAAGGGTAGTTACTCCCGCAAAAAAGAACCCCGCCGAAGCGGGGCTTAGTGGCTAGGCGGCGATGCCCCCGGCATCTTTTGCCGCTTTCGCTAGGGAGAAACTGTGTCGTCTTGAGTTTTGTCTGTCATACTCTCCAATGCCTCAAGGATTATGCGCTGTATCGCCTCTGAGATTAAGCCCGTGCGTGTCTCTTCATCCATCTCGAGAACAACAACAGCACCGCCGTCTTCCAACTCAATGTAGTCCGCAACCTCAAGTTTCATCATTGTCCTCCTTATATGCGCCAAACCCTATAATTTAACTTTACAGGAATCAGCGCATATTTAGTAAAGGCTCTTTCTGCATCCTCGTAAGCCAGTCTGTCAGGCGTTTTTCGTTCACGTCAGGCCCGAAGACAAGAAATGTACCATCGACACTATCACATCCTATAGCCGCCGCAAGCCGCATACGCTTGTAGGAGTTTACCCTGCCCATATGCGCCCACTTGCCAAGCATCTTGGCATGTCTGACTATCTCGGCTGCATATTGACTCAACTTCCACTCAGTTGACCCGCCGACGAATACAGCATCAATCAAATCCCATTCAATGCCATCCACGGTTTCGCCATCCTGCAAGACAAACGCGGCCTTGTACCCAAGCGCTTGGATTTTAGGAATCATGGGGTAGGCTCGTTCCTTTGTAGCCTCACTGTCTCCCACAACGTCTGGCGCTACAGCAAACAGGCAATCAGTCGGGTCAAGACGTGACAGCCAAGCCAAGTAACCCTCATCTGAATACTTATCTGCCTGACAGAAGCATCCGTTATCGGCAGCCCACACATCATCAAGCTGTTTCCTAAGAAAGCCATTATATGTGAACAGACTGCCGATAACAGGGTTAGGCACATACTTGCCAGACAGGTAAATCATCACATCGTAGTCGTGATTGTGATACCGCTGTGAGTACCGACCACTTGAACAACACAGTCGGGCAACTGGCTTTTGATGTATTCAGCGAGTGACTCCTGCAAAATGCTTTTGTCTACGCTGTCCAGCACTTGAATAATTTCCTCGACCATCTCGGTCTTTTTGCTAGTCAAGGTGATGCCGTAGCTAATCACGGCCCCGTCTTCTGGGCAAGCGCGTACAAGACTGGCTTCATACACGTTAAGCATGACTGCCTCTCCTGTAATAAGCATACACCGCAAGAGCTGCCACCATCTTGCTTGCCGTCATGATAAGTAAACCTGGCCACGAGAAGAAACCAGCCACGAACATGAACACAGCACTGTCCAGTGGGGTGCCGACAACGGACGAGATAAGAATCCTCTGCGCCAATGGCTTCTTTGTAATCGTGTAAACAAGCCAGTCGGCCAGCTCTGAAACAGCGAAAGCCACAGCGCTGGCAATAGCAACAAATGGGTCGGCCATGATGTAACTGGCCAAAAGGCCAACACCCATCACAAGCAAGACTCTGTGTCCAAGCTCCCTCTGAGCAAGGTCGCGCAAAACAAACACGGCCCCGACAACAAAGGACATGGGAGCAAGCATCTGCCCACCCGGTAAAGCAATCATGGGTAAGTAACTGAACCCAATGTTCGCGCCAATAATTGCCGCAAGATAAGCAGCGGAAAACTTAAAGTCGTTCATCCTATCCTCCAGATTCTGTATCCTGTACCGTTAGGCTCCTTGCGTGAACGGTACTTCATACCTCTGTGGTACATAGCCCCGCGCACCTTCTCGTAGTCTGTTTCTGTGGTCGCAGCTAGGCAGTCCCCGACCTCCATCTGGTCCAGGATATTCCACTTGTCCCGCTTTGCGCCGGGTATTGGTATTCCTTTTTCAAGTATCACCTGACCGCACTCGTCGCATCTTTGCACTACACCCTCCTTGCAAGTCATGGCATAGGATATGTCTGTTGCCATTCGCAATCCACGTTCCATCCATGACATAATGTTCCTTGCCGCAGAAAGCACAGCTAACCTTTCTCGTGTCTTTCTTCTTGGTTCTCGGCCCTCTTTTCTTCACGTTGGGCCTCCAATCCGGCTTTAAGGAAGCGCTCGGCCATCCAGAGAAGCTGCGTCGAGTTCATATCCCTGTAGTGGGACACCCCGTCGATGCTCACCAGCAACCCGTCTGGCCGAGGCACTACCAAGACTGATTTAGAATGGGATGTCATCATCCAGAGACATCTTCGACTTACGCGCAGTCTCCTGCACACCAGCCGCTTCTGCCACCTGACGGAATCCACCCTGCGACACGTCATCAGCCACGCTGTCGGTTCCAGTGTACTCTACTGGCTGCTCGACTTTCAGCGTGATGCTGCCGTCGTCATTCTCGTACACGCGCACAGAGTACTGCACATCATGACGCAGATGCACGTCAGCCGGTGCGCCGTCCTTGTACGGCGTCCACTTGCTGTTGCCGTACTTGGCGGCACCCTTGTCGTTGGGCCACGCCCGGAACTGCGTGATTGGTTTCCATTGTCTAGCCATGATTAACCTCCAAGGCTCTGTTCGTGCTTTTCAAAGAGTTCAAAAAGCGCCTTAGCACGTTCAGGATTACGCTTCTTGACCGCCATGATTTGATGCTTGTTCTCAGCAAACAAGTTGTGAACACCACCAACCATCTGAATTTTCTCCAACCTGGACTTCATCTGAATGTACAACTGACGGTCAGATTCGTCGTAGGCATCGGGCGGCGTCTCAACAGGGGATGGAGGGTTCCCACCGGAGTCGCCGCCCGAACTGGATTCCTCCAAG